CATCACCACGCCCGATCGCGATCAGAAGTCGCGGGAACTCTGGCCGTACTGGCAAGCGTGCGAACTCGCGATAGACCAGGGGACGCCGCTGCCGGAAGGGTGGTGGGCGATGCTGTGGGGGATGGACACGGACGATGTGCCGGACTCTGACCTGGCGGTGCAGCACGCGAACCCGAGCGCCGGCGTACTTGGCGCTGGCATCCGCGTCATCCGTGACAAGATCGCGAACGCACTGGCGACCGCAGACCCAAAGGCACGCGAGGAAACGTGGCTGCAGGAACTTGCTACGTTCACGGATGACCTCGCCGGCGCGCTGCCGCTCGAGCTACTAGACCGTGTTTCGGTGGAGGAAGACTGGGATATGTTGCAGGGCGCAGCCGGTGTGGTGGCGGTGGACTTTAGCCAGGGCGGTTTCGCGTTCGGTTCACAGTGCGATCTCACTTCGCTGTGCCTCGCCGTGTGGGATGGGACGAAGGTGCACACGCGCGGATATCACTGGTGGGCCGGCGCTGATATCGCTTTCGATGAGAAGCGAACGCGCCAACCGCTGCAGAAATGGGTCGATGAACACGCTCTTTCGCTGGCTGGTGGGCCGACAATCGACCTCGATCTGGTCGAAGCAAGGCTTGTAGACATCTGTCGGACGTACGACGTGCGCGCTTTTGTCGCCGATCCGGTCGGTAAAGCGAGCGCCTGGGCTGCCCAAATGGAGCGGAAACACGGGTGGAAATGGCACAAAGCACCGCAGACAATCGTCTGGATGGGTGGTGGTTGGGCTGTTTGGAGCGATTGGATCCGCGCCGAACGCATCCGATGCAAGCCGGACCCAGTGCTGCGAGCGTGCCTAGCGTCGGCTCGGCTCTATGTCGGACTCACTGGACTGGCCATGCCGGTGAAGCAGAAGAGCACGAGCAACATCGACGCGCTCACTGCACAGGTCATGGCGGCGCGAGTTTTGAACGATCTGCAGATCATGGGAGGCAGCATGTACGAGACTCAGCCGGGCTTCTGATTACTGCGCGTATGTACGCCGCATACACAATCTGAAATAGTGTCTACACGCCGTTGACGCGGTGTATGCGCGCACCATTGCATTCTGTAAATGTCATGGTGTAGTGGTTGAATGGGATCATGGTTGGGTAAATTCTTCCGCCGGCCGATCGCGCAAACGATCATCAGCTACACACCGCTGACGTTTACGACGGTATCCGCTGATCTACTCGGCGTCCCCGCCATCGTGCGTGCCGTGAATCTGATCAGCACCGATTCAGCGCGGTTGGATCTCACTGTTACGCGCCGCGACGGGTCCGTAGTTCAGGACTCTCCCGCGGTCGATCTGCTCTACGGGAACACCGCTTCCTTCCTGAGTGGGTACGAAATGCGTAAGTGGCTGGCGACGTCGGCTCTCTACTTCGGCAATGGCTACTTGCTCATCCGGCGCGATCTCCGCACCGGCGATCCGGTGGCTTTGGATCCGGTTGACCCGTCTGCCGTCAGCGTTGAGATTAAGGGGTCTGAAGCCCGTTACATCGTCAACAATTCGGTGGTGGATGACTCAAGTCTGATCCACGTGAGGGCCTCGACGGACCCTCGCAGTCCTTGGCTCGGGGTGTCTCCGATCGACCAGTGCTCTCGGGTGCTTGGAACTCAAGCCATCCTAGATCAATGTATCGAGGAGTTGGCGAAGAGTGGTTTTGTCGGAAAACTTGCGATTGAACACCCCGGGCCACTCACTGCTACGGCGCGCGATTCCATGCGTACCAAGTGGGCAGAGCAACACAGCGGCGCAGACAAACTTGGCTTCCCGGCGTTCTTCGGCGAAGGCATGAAGGCATCGCAGATGGCAGCGGACGCAGCTTCGCGTCTTATGGATGCGAAGCGCATGGGTATAGGGGAAGTAGCGCGCGCATTTGGAGTGCCTCCGCAACTGCTCTACGAGGGCGAAGGGCGCTCGCAACCCGAGATCGCACAGGCGTACGTCACGCACTGCCTCGCGCCGTTCTGCGCCGGCATCGATGCGGAACTGTCGCGCAAGCTTCTTCCACCAGGTGAGCGCATAAAGACTGATCTCGTTCCGATCACACAAGGCGACTTCCGCACGGCCGGCAAGGCGTACGCAGCGCTCATTCAAGTCGGTGCCCTGGCTCCTAACGACGCTCGCGTGCGGCTCGGGTTGCCGAGGATCGCAGGCCTTGACGATCCGGCGCCGGTGATCTCCGGCATCACACCCGCTGCGAATCTCGCAGACGCAGACGAAGGGGACCCACCATATGAGTGATTTAGAAACACGCCAGGCATCCATCGGTGCTGTTGAAGGCAAGACCATCACCGGCTACGCCGCTCTTTACAACTCATGGAGCAAGCCGCTCATGGGTGCGAAGGGCACATTCACCGAGCGCATCGCGCCTGGTGCGTTTGACGCATCGATCGCAGCCGGTGCGTCGCTGTGGTTCATGCACGATTCAAAGCAGATTCTCGCCAACACTAAGAGCGGAACACTCACCCTGGAGTCGGACGCGCAAGGTCTCAAATACACGGCCACGCTCGGCAGTTCAGAGCGCGATTCGCTGGTGTTGGATTTGGTCAGCCGCGGAGTGGTTTCCGAAATGTCCTTCGGGTTTTCCGTTCCACCTGGTGGGGATTCGTGGGCCGGTGAGAAGCGCACACTCAATTCAGTCAATCTCAGAGAGATTTCAATCGTCGAGCAGGGTGCATACAACGCCACCACTGCTCAAGTCCGCTCACAAGAAACGCCAGTCATCACAAAGGTAATCAAGCCAATGAACATCCGCACCATGAATGCAAAGCTCGCAGAACTGCGCGCACAGAACGTCGAAGGCACCGAAGCAGAAACCCGCGCCGAGATCGTCGCACAGATCGAGGAGATCCTCGAGGCGCGTGACGCCGCGATGGCTGCCGCTGACGGCATCCGCGAGGCTGCTACCCCGATCCAGCGCACCATCGATCGACGCAACCAGCGCGATGAGTACCGCAGCACCGACGATTACCGCGACCAGTGGATGGGCTACATGCGCGGCGGCCGTCAGCCTGAAGTGCGTGCAGCATTGAAGAGTCAGGACAGCAGTGCTGTGATGATTCCGAAGCTGTACGAAGACATGATCATGAAGTACATCGACGCTGCGACTGTTGTTCGCAACCTCGCTGAGCTTCGCACTGGCGTCCAGGGCTACCAAACGCTTCGCTACAACACGCTCGAAACCAACGCCTACACATCGGCTTGGACGGTCAGCGATGCAGGAACGCAGGCTAGTACCGAAATTAATCCGGCTTTCGCTGAAGTTCCGTTGACCCCGGCGGCGTGCTTGCCGTTCACCAGCGTCACCAAGCAACTGCTTGCCCAGGCTAACTTCGATGTCGAGGCTGAAATTGTGGACAACCTGATGCGCCAATTTGCCCGCAACCTTGAGTTTGGTTACGTCGGCGGACTTGGAACTGTTGGCACAAACGGTGTAACCACTCATCAACCAGTTGGACTCTTCACCACAACTTCTGCCGCAACCGTCAAGGCCGTTGCTGCTGGCGGTGCAACGCGCGCGACGGCTATCACCGCTTCTATCACAATCGACAATCTTCGCGAGATGCGATACAAGCTCTTGCCAGCTTCGTACTGGAACTCGAGCGCATGGGTGATGTCGCAAGACGTTTACGCCGCAATCTGCGGAATCACGGTCAATGGAGTCCCGCTGTTTACCCCAAGTGGTGATGCCGTGGGTGTTCAAGGCGGGTCCTTCACCTTGCTGGGACTCCCAGTGTACGTGAGTGAATTTGCACCGGTTTACAAGCTCGCTGCAGCCTCCGGCGTAAACACCATGCTGATCTGCGGCAACGTCCGAGATGCATTCAGCGCCCGGGAGTGGACCGGCATGAATATCGACAGGGATGCCCTAACTCTGGCCGGTAGTGGTCAGGTCAAGTTCCAAGGCACCATGTTCGCGAACTCAGCGTTCACCCGCGCGAAGTCGATTGTGCAGCTCCAAGTCACTGCGTCCTAATCATCCTCTCAAGTAGCTGCGGGGTGGGGTCTCGACCTCACCCCGCAGTAGCGAGGCTCTATGTCTATACCTGCAGTACAACCAGGGCTGGCGGACGTGCGTGCCTGGCTGAAGCGCATGCACAACGAGGACGATCCGGCCATCGCCGCGGCGTTGGCTGCATCGCTGTCGGCGTGGATGGCAGCGACCGCCAAGGAATTGAAGGACATCACGGACGAAGAGTGGCTTGCCATTCGGATTCAGGTGGGTCATATCGAGTCATTCCGTGGCGATGACGCCGTAACTCCGGAGCCTCACCCGTTCATCCAGACTATTCG